GATATACTACGGTACACGAATCAGATATCATTCACAAGATGCACAAAAGCTACAAGAAACTTGGTGGCAACGGGTACATAGATGCCCTGTATAGTAAATATGTAAATTTAGAAGTGAGGAATTAACATGAATAAAATTAACTGGTCTGTACGTTTAAAAAACAAAAACTTTTGGTTGGCAGTAGTGCCAGCCCTTGCATTGCTATTCCAAGCATTTGCGAATATTTTTGGAATTAAATTGGAATTTGGCGAAACCATTGATAAAATCTTGGTATTTATCAATGTACTCTTCGCATTTCTTGTCCTTGTCGGGATCGTTAACGACCCTACAACAGTAGGATTGAGCGATAGCGAACGTGCGTTAGGTTATGAAGAACCTAGCGAAGATTAAACTATTCTTACTAGCGACTATCTATTTCTGGGTAGTCGCTTTTGAATTTAGAAAGGAGCAGTAATGGCTACTTTAAATGATATTTTAGGATATGCGGAAGGGTTAGCAGATGCTGGTACTGGTGTATCTATGAGCCAGTGGGGGATGCAATGTGCTGCACTACCGAATGCAATCTCTACTTACTTTTTTGGCAAAACTCTTTGGGGAAATGCGATTGATCTTCTCAATTCTGCCCGTGATTTAGGCTATGAGGTGGAATACAATCAAGAAGGCAATCTCGACAGTAAGCCACGGGCTGGGGCAGTATTCGTTATGGATACCACTTACATCTACGGTCACAGCTACGGTCACACTGGTTTAGTAATCGAAGATAGTGACGGATATACCATGCGCACTATTGAACAAAACATTGATGGTAATGCAGATGCTCTTTATGTCGGTGGTCCAGCGCGATATAACACCCGTGATTTCACTGGCATCGTAGGCTGGTTCTACTTCCCTGTTGACGGACAGCCAGCACAAGTAGATACCATCGAGCCGTCAGAGCCTCTTACGGTCGATTCTGGCGCATTTAATGAGGAGACTGGCACATTCACAGTCGAAGTCTCTGCGCTCAATGTGCGGGCTTCTGCGGGCCTCTCTGGCGAGATTGTAGCAGTATATACCGCAGGTCAATCTATCAACTACGATGGCTGGATTGATAACGATGGATACATCTGGATCACATATATCGCAGGGTCTGGAAATCGCAGATATGTGGCTGTTGGACAATCGCAAAACGGCAAACGTATCAATAGTTTTGGATCTTTTAGTTAGGCATTAGTTCTCGCCCTCCCAAAACGGGAGGGCTTTTTATTTTGTGCTGAAACTAGTTCCAGATTAAAAAATAATAAAAAATATTTTAAAAAGTACTTGACGTACGTAAAGTATAGTGATATAATTAAGTCAAGATAAAGGAAAGAGGAAATCAAAAATGAAAAACGTTATAATAAAAGTAGACCACATACAAGAAACATTCGAAACTCTATCGGCAGATCAAGCTCTGGATGAGATCATATTCAATGGCCTTGACATAGAACCTATTATCTGCAGTTCAATTTTTGAAGGATTCCTGAAATTTGAAACAAACGAAGGGGACATCACTTACGAAATCTACCGTGGCAATTATGCTTATCAATTCGAGGAAGTAGGAAAACGACTTTCTACGCTTGAGGATTGTGGATATTTTGAAGTAAAATATTAACAAAATACTCATTATTTTTTTAGCCATATTGCTTGACGAACGGCAAGCAATATGGTATACTATAATCAAGATAAGGAAAGGGAAAACGAAAGTTCTCTGGTAAATAAAAATGGAAATCATCATAACTCTTCAAAACGGACAAGCACAAACCGCTTACGTTACAAAACAAGAATTTCAAACATTGACTTTTAAAAATGGCAAAGTTCCAGCTTTAGGAAATTTCGGAGAAATCGAAAAAATCAAAGTTTGGTTCAATGGAAAAGGTGAAGTTTGCACGCACAAAGAAGTTCACGCTGTCAAAGGTGACGGTCGCTTCTTCAAACGTAAAGCAGTAAAGAAAAACGGACAACTTAAAGCAAGCACGATTGAAGTATTGAAAACTTTAGGATAAGAGGGAAATAAAATGAAATTCACAGAAAACGAAATCGAAAAAACTCACAAAGTCATTCGGGTTGTACAGCATAAGGACGAAAGCTGGGAAGAATTTAAGGATCGTATCCAGTCAATCATTGACAAGCAAGGCGATAACTACTTGACCCAAACTCAACCAGTAAGAGAAATCAAGAATAAAGGTACAAGAAATATTCGCAGAACCTATGTGAATATCTTACTCAAGGAGGGCGCTTAATGATTATTAATACGGAACGTGTCAGAATGGTCTTGCTAAACAAGGCCATCTCTGGCTATGCTCTCTGGAAAACGACTGGAATTTCAGAGGGTTCTATTTCAAAGTTAAGGAACAGAAAGAAACGATTTGAGGACCTATCACTTGAAACAATCATGAAGATCCAAGCGTGGATAGACGCTGGAAATTATACATTTAGCTATGACTATAGTGAGTTACTGGACGAACTGACCTCAGATATTGAAGAAGGTCTAACAGGCCAGTATCTCTATGTCGTGCGAGGTGATTATAATGAAATCATGGAAAAACGCATGATTATCGACTACTACTATACTCCTGAAGAAATTGGAGAAGGCGATCTCGCTGAGAAAATGCTGACCGCTGCAGTCGTGGAAGAAATGCGAAAAGATAGCAGTATATTTTAAAATGTGCTATAATGTATACGAAATATGTATAGTTTCTTTACCTCGAAAACCACTAACGGCTATTAGTGGTTTTTTTGTGTTTATAATGGACATTTTTTAGATTGTCTATTGTAATAGACAATAAAAAAGACAGCTTTAAACTGTCTTTTACTCTTTATTAATTGATTGAGCGAATGAAAATAATTTTTCGGCAGTCAATAGCGCCATCTTATCTAAGCTAGTTTTCCCTTTTCGTAAATCCGATACAGTTGACCAAGGAACGTCCGCCCCTTTTGAAATGGCACTGGTACTGATTCCGCTATTTAATAGATCTGTAATTTCTTTACGCATTGTTATTTTTCCTTATTGATTTTAAACCATAAATAAACGTTAATGATAATTATGAAAGTAGCGATTATATAAACCATTGTATAACTTCTTTCTATATGATAAAATGGAGAAGTAGGAAAGGGCTTTTTCCTACTCTCCAAGCGTTTACCTTTTTCCTTTGCGGGTTTTCGGTTTACGCTTTTTTGTTTGCCTGTAAACTGTTAAAGCAGTTATTAGGCTAGCTATAGCGGTTACTGTTTCAGGTATGTCGTCTATGACCTTTTCAAGTAACCTTAACCAATCTTCTTTATTCATTGGTCTTACCTCCTTTCTTAATTATATTATATCACGGTCTACCGTGATTGTCAATAAAAAAGTAATAAAAAATAATTTTTTTAGTTCATTTTTTTAAACTGCACAGGCAATCGAATGACTACGTTATTGACTACGTTTTTATTTATTTGAGCAATATATGACCATATCTAAAATATAGTAAAATCAACTAACCACATCTAATGGAAATCTAATGGAAACTGTTTTTAAATTTTGCATCGATTGTTTTTTCCATACTTTCTAATTTGAGATCAACTGCTTTAAAACCGTATTGAATTTCTGTATTCACTTTATCAAACTTAGCATCAATTTCTGCTTTGGTGTATGTGTTTTGTGACATATCTTTATCCTCCGTTTCTTCTGGTTTCATTATACCACGATTAGAGGTTGCTTCAGATTTCATTTGTATCACATTGTTCGGTTTTACTTCGAATTGACTTTCTTGTTCCATTTTTGTCTACCTCTTCGAAACATGAATAAACTGTTCTAGACTATCCAACCGTCTATTATTCTCATTGTCGTACAATTCGAAAGAAATTCTATAGTTTCCAGCAAATTCTGTAGTAATACTGAAAACAAAGCTACCATTTGCTATTCCATAATCACCGTCAAATGCTGTGAACCTCTCTCTTGGTATATTAGCGTTTGAAACATGAACTAAAATCGGATCTGCGATTGTTTTATCGTTCGAAACTTTCACTCTTATTTGATATTTATTATTCGGTTTAATATTGAATAGGTCCATATCAGCTCCGATTTGAAATGTTGCTGGAAATTCGTCCAAGGTGGAAATAGTTGTCATTAGTTGTCCACTTTCCCAATGAATAGTCTTTAAGTTCGTAATTTTTTCATTGAAAGTTAATTCTTCCATTTTACTTCTCCTAAAATTCAAATGATTAACCATCATTTAATTTGCGATGGTTTTTATTTTTCTTCTCTATACACATCCACGACTTTGCCGATGATTCTAAAATCACTGTCTGAATTAATCGGTATATCTTTGTATTTCTTATTAAAACTTCTCAGATATGCTTTATCTTTCTCTATTATGAGTTGTTTTATGTAGGCTTCCCCCTCGTAGTCAAATACTCCAACAGTACCACTTGGAAGCTCTACCGTCAATTTAACAAACACATAGTCCCCAGATTTATAATCTGGCTCCATAGAATCTCCATAAATTGGGCAGACAAAGTCAGCGTCCACCTTCACAGGCAGCTGGATTGTCTCTATCTGGACTTCGTTTAAATATTGTCCTGTTCCAGCCAAAACAGGTTGGTCGTAGTAGTTGTATGCTATATACTCTACGACTATATCATGGACTTCAGCAAGCTTTTTCTTAGCCTATTTTTGCTCCTCAAATTGCCTCTCTGCACAAGTCAGTACAT